GCAGCGCAATTGAACGAGATTCAGGCGCGGCAGGCTGATGAGCAATCACAGCGGGAAGCGCAAGCATTTCGGCGGCGCTTTGCCATCGAGCAGGGCGCGAACATTGCCAGCGCCGGGGCTGCGGGCCTGTCTATGAGTGGATCGACACTAAGCCTGTTTGAGCAGAACTTTGCCGAGGGCGAGCTTGAGGCGGCAAACATCCGCTACAATGGCTTGGTGCAGAAAAGCAATGCTATCACATCGGCCAGCATGAACCGGGCAATGGGATCGAACGCCAAGACAGCCGGATATATTGCGGCAGCAGGAACGGTGCTGCAAGGCGCTGGAACCATTGGCGCATTCAGAAGCAGCGGCAGCAGCGGCGGCGCAAGCGCAGGAGCTTAAAACATGCCAGTCATTCGGTTTTATGGTGCGCAAACGCAAGCGGGCGCACAATCGCAAGCCAACATTGATCCGGAGGCGTTTGGCGCTGGAATAGGCCGGGCGGCGCAACAGGTGGGCCAGCAGATTGCAGGCGTTGCGGAAGGCTATCTTGCGCGGGCAGACAAGGCCCGTCGGCGCAAGGAAGAGTTCGATGCGGATATTGTTATCCGGCAAATGGCAGCGGATGATCAGGCATATTTAAATCAGGCCAAGCAAGAAGGCAGATGGGACGGTGCGCCGGATCGCGCCATTGAAGATTCCAACAAGCGCAACGAAGCCTATCGGCGCAACATCCAGAAGCGCTTTTCCCCTGAAATGCAGGAAACCATTTTGGCAATGCGTAATCTGCAAGTGCAGGGGTTTGTGCAGCAGGCCATTGGATTTGAGGCCGCTGGTCGGCAGGAATATGAGATTAATTCAATTAAAACGATTGCCGAAACGGATTTGAACGCCATTCAGTTAAACCCGGCAACTTTGCCCAAGGCGATGGAGGGTGCTGTTTCTTTGATTGATAACAGTAGTCTTCCCATCAATAAAAAGGAAGAAATGAAGGTTCAGGTTGCGGGGCAATACAAGGCCGCTTCTTTGACAGGCAGGATCATGCAGGGCGAGACGGATAGCATCCTTGCCGAGATGAATGAGGGTTTGCATCTTGACTTACCGCCAGAAGTGCAGAACCGCATTCTGGGGCAGATTTATGCCGAACAGAAGCGGGCAGAGGACGAGGCAAAGCAGCGCGAATTGGTTCAGGCGCAGATTAATTTTAACGCGCAAGTGCAAGCTGCCTCCGCTGGCGTATTACCATCATCGGAGCAAGTTCAAAAAAACATTGCCGTAATTGAAAATCAGGGTAAAGACGATCCGCGAGTGCGGGCGGCTTTGATTAAAGGCATGGCAGAATTGGACGTGGCTGTGCTTAATCAAAGGCTGCCTTCAATGAGTCTGCAAGATGTGGCGGACGTCTCGCAGGATCTTGAAAGGCAAATGCGGGCTGCAACAGACCCGGTTAAGCAAGTTGCTATTGCCAGCAAACTGGATGCCTTTACAAAAGCGGCGAAAGAACGCAATGACGCAATTAGGCAAGATCCCGGCGGATATGTGAACCAAGTGTTCTTGCGAACTTCCAATCTCACTATGTCTGAAATGGTATTGGAAAACATCAAGATACAGCGCAATGTCCTTGGGCTTTCAGCTAATGAAATCAGGCCGCTTCCAAAAGCCGCCGCTACGAAGATAGGGGAAGACTTTCTGCCAGAAAACGCATCAACGGCGGTTGAATCTTTGCGGCAATTGTCTGCCACTTTTGGTCCTGCCTTCCCGCAAGTCTGGAATCAGATTGTCAATGAAAACAAACAAATCCCAAGGCATTTTCAATATCTTGACATGTTGCCTGACACTGTGTCCCAAGGCCTTTTGCAAAATCCAACAGCAGATAAGGACGCGACTGCTGGGTTGAATACAAAAAGCATCACTGAAAAAATCCGCGTAAACACAACATTTATTTCGCTGCAAAGATCGTTCAATCATCATTTTGATGGCGGACAGTCTTTCATGAATGGATTTATGCGTTTGTTGCAACAAGCTGTTACTCAGCAGATGTTGAAGCAGGGGGCAACAGATGCAACACCTTCAATGGTGGCAAGCGTCATGCAAAAGATATCCGATGATTATGCCTTTGGTGAGAACCATGATGATTCAACCTACCTGATTCCGCGAGGATTTGATCCCAAGGACGTTGAGCGCAATCTTGATGATTATCTGGAAAACCTAAAACAGGAGGATGTGCAGACGGATATCAAGGTGGCGCAGGAAGGTCTTTGGATTAGCAATGATGCAAATGACGGCTTGCTATTGATTGATAGTAACGGAAACCCCGTCATGGATGCCAATGGTCGCACTGTTGAGTTTTCGTTTGAGCACATTGTTAAACTGAAGCGTATTCGGCAAGTTAAAGGTGAAAGTACAAACAGGGCGCTGCAAAACAGGCAAGCGCGTGATGCAGCAGCGGCTGCGGCTGCGGCGCAGACGGCACAGTCTCCGGTTACATTTGAATCGTTGAGTGATTGATCATGCCAATATACCGCGATCTTGGCCCGTTGCGTGCTCAGCAACCCACCTTGCCACAAGATTTTGCAAGCGTAAGTGATGTCGCTGGATCAGCGGCAGAACTTGCTATTCTTAATTCTGGGTTCAACAGATTCATTGGCGGGCAAGTTATTGTTCCGCTTCTTGGCGGCAGAACGCTTGCGCCAAGTGAAGCATATGCGCGGGCGGATGCAGCCGGAATCACAGACATTGAAGTTCCCGACAGTGGGATTCAAGAAGATGAATTAACCTTTCTTATCAATCACAAAACCTATCTGAACAACCTGAAAAAGGATGTTGCCAGAATCGATCCCAACAGTTTTGCGGCACAGGCCGGGTTGTTTGGTATTGATTTTCTGGTCGGCGGTTTTGCCGATCCCTTAACATATGTGGGCGGCGGCGCGGGACTCGCGCGCAAGGCAAGCATGGGTTTTGCCAAGCGGGCGGCGTATCGCTTTGGGCGCGGCGCAGTGCAGGGGACTGTCGGTGGTGTTGTCAGTGAAACCCTTGGAGCCATTGGCGATCAGCGGTTACAGAACGACTGGAGCTTTACCAATTCGCTTGTAAACATCGCCGGAAGCGGATTTGCTGGCGGTGTGTTAAGCGCAGGCGGCGGCGCTCTTTTTGATCTGTTCAGAAAGCCGGGTGTGGACATCGGTAAGGCGCTTGATGTCGATACGCCGCTTTTGTCTGACGACAGCTTCAATGTTTACAATCGCCTTGACGGTGTTTCGGCGGATGCGTTGTCCATCCACCAGTCAAACGTAAACATCATTGCTGGCTTGAAGGACATTGGGGAGGTTCTGGACTCTCTGCCGCAGTCCAAGCATTTTGAGTTTGTGGACACTGCCTTGCGGCAGATGGAAGCGGGCGAGCCTGTCAATATGACGGGTATGATTAAAACAGAAGTGGACAAAGTATCAAAACAATTTTCTTTAATACCGCATCCCTTTGGGCAATTTAACCAGCCAATTATGCCAATTTCCGCAGAAAATCTGCGGCGCGTGATGTCGCGCAATAAAGAAGGACAAGGCAATTTTTCTGTTATTCCAGCAAGGCAAGAAAATGGCGATTTGGCTGTATTTAACAGCCGAAAACAGGCCGATGATTTTATAAGAAACGCTCCCGGCAATCGAACAGATTATATCGTTGAATTGCGAAATGGAAAATATGAGGTTTTAAAAACATCAAATATGTTTCCTGCATTGGATGCAAAGAAGGAAGTATTGACATTTGAGACAAGACAACAGGCAGATGCTTTTGTTCAAGAAAACGGTGGTCAAATTATCAATGCTTTTTTTTCAAAAACAAAAAGTGGCAAAAAAGCAATTAAAAAATATTCTGTTATTCAAAATGTTCCAGAGGAAATTAAAGATAATTTGCAAGTAAATTTGCAAGATGCAAACTTTTACCGCCGTCACCGCGCACGGCTGGTGCAGGATGTTCCTGCGGGGCAAAAGACCGTTGATGCGCCGATTGCAACGGGGCGGTCGGTGCTGCAATATTCGCCAAGCCAAGAGATTGTCAAGCCACAGCGGGCGACATTCAGGCAGGAGCCAGCTTCTGTTGCCGAGCGTCTGGATGCGCCTTTGGTGGAAGCCGCCAAGATCAAGGACAGCGTGAGGCTTGCCGATACCACCAACGATGCCTTGCGCTTGCGGGCGGCTTCTCTGGATATGGAGAAGCTCTCCCCGGCAATGCGGGAAGGCATTGCCGAGGCGCTCAAAACCATTGATGCTGGCAAGACGCTTCAGAAGCGTGCCGAGACGACAGCCGAGATTTCCCGCAAATACGCCACCTGCCTTACAGGGATTGTGACATGACGACATATTGCCAGCTTCAGGTGACGGACGGCGTTGATGATTATGATCAGGCGGCCTTTGACCTGATTCGGGACAAGATTCAGAACGCCATTGATTCCGGTGCATCGCCGTATCAGATCAAGTCCCTGACCGAAAGCGAGGCCGCAAGGATCGTGCAGGACATGGGCGTCAAGCGGCACAAGGCGGCAATGTCTGCCTTGCGGTACATCGAAACGCTGGACTATGTGCAAAAGGAGTTTGCGGATTACAGCGTGGCAGGCGTGAAGGCGTTGCTTGTTGGTGAGGACGTGGCGCGACCGGGGGCGCGGCTGTCTGTGGCAGCACATCAAGAGGCGCTGAAACGTGCTTACGTTCCGAGTCTGTTCTCCAAGCTGGAACAGTCCAAGCTGGACACACTGTTTGCCAGCGGTACTCTGGATGAAGCCGTGGCGATAGAATTGTGGGGCCTGTCTGGTGGAACCGGGAAGCCAGTCACCAAAAGCAAAGATGCCTTCGAGATTGCGAAAATCATCCGGGAAGTACAGGATCAGGCCAAGAATGATTTTATTCTGGCGGGCGGATATGTGCGAGACCTGCCCGGCTGGATCGTGCGGCAATCCCATGACCAGTACAAGATCACCGCTGCCGGTTATGACGCATGGGCGCAGACCGTCGAGCCGTTGCTGGATTGGGGATTGATCGAACGCTTGCGCGAAACCGTCGGCAAGTTTGATCGGCAACAGTGGTTGCGCGAGGCATACAGAACCTTGATCGGCGCTGATGTCGATGATGAAAGCCTTGTGGTGGACATTCTCAAAGATGAGGCCGGGAAGCGCTTTAACGAAAAGCGGATTCTGCATTTCAAGGGGCCGAAGGAATGGCACGCTTACAATAAGGATTTTGGCGCAGGCAATCTGCGGGAATCGGTGATGTCTGGCTTGCGGCAGATGGCCGACACCACCGGGATGATGAATGTTCTGGGGCCGTCACCGAAATACACCCTGAACAAGCTAATCAACACTCTGAAGAAGGAAGCCTCCGACAAAGGCGATTTCAGGGTGGTGGAAGACTTCAACAAGCAGTGGGCGCAAAACGGCACTCTTGGCAAGATCGCGCACCAATACGCCGCAACCAGCGGCGAGATGAACATGGCGATCAGTCACAAGCTGGCGCGGTATTCCAGCAACGTTCGATCATTCCAGATTCTGACGAAGCTGGGCGGAATGATTTTCGCGATGTTTTCGGATGTGCCGATTGCCGCAGCTGGATTGCGCCACAATGGAAAAGGGTTTCTGCAATCATACGGGGAACAGCTTCAGGGCATTCTGGGTCGATTGAAAGGGAACGACAAAAAAGTTTTCCTTGCCGAACTTGGCATGATTTCGCAATCCGCCGCTGGCAACATGACACGGGCGCTGTCTGGTGATGTGACCATATCCGGGCGCACACAGCGGATGATGGATTTCTTTTTCAAATACAACCTGTCCAACTGGTGGACAGACAGCATGAAGAACGCCTCCGCAATGGGGCTGGGGCATGGTCTGGCGACTGTTGCAGATCAACCGTGGGGCAAGATCGGTCAGAGCTTGCAACGCAAGCTGTCCCTTTACGGCATTGATGAAGCCAAGTGGGATATTATCAGATCAGCACCGATTGAAGCGGCTGATGATGGAACACGGTTTGTCACAAGCGAGGCCGTGCGCCGCTTGCCGGATGATGTGTTTGATCGGTACGCACAACAATACGACCCCATCTATCAGAAGGCTGAAACGGCTGAATTGAAGGCATTGCGCCGGGAGCAGATCAAGTCCGAGATTGTAAACCAAGTTCGGATGTATTTTGCCGACCAAGGACAATACGCGGTGCTTGAGGCCGGGCCGAGAGCAAGGGCGGCAATATATCGCGGCACTCGCGCAGGAACGGAAGTGGGCGAGGCGTTGCGCTTTTTGATGCAGTTCAAGTCCTTCATGGTGGAATATCACCAACGGGTGATCCGCCGGGGGATTTACGGATACGGGCGCAACGAAGGATTGCTGAGAAGCACCGGGCTTTTGAGCGCAGGCGCAAACGCTTATCGCGCTTTGGCCGCACAAGGGATGCCGAACCTTGGGGCCAAAATGGGCTTTGTGATGCAATTGATGCTCTTTGGGTATTTAACGCTGACGACAAGAGATTTGTCGCGTGGGAAGGAGCCACGCGATCCGCTCGATCCAACAACATGGGCGGCGTCACTAATGCAAGCCGGAGGGCTTGGCGTGTTTGCCGACATCTTCAAGGCAGGTTGGCAATCAAACGAGTTTGGCAAATCCCCTGTAGAGACACTGGCGGGGCCGACCGTATCAACCGCTGTCGATACGGTGCAGGTTGCTGCTGCATGGGGGCACACGATTGGCGGCGATACAGAGCCTGCGGACGCTCTGGCAAAAACATTCAAGCTGGGCGTTGATAACGTCCCGTTCGGGAACCTGTTCTATGCGCGGTCTGCAGCAAATTATCTCTTCCTTAACTCGGTTATGGAGGAACTTAATCCGGGCTTTCTCCGACGCATGGAACGCAGGCAGGAAGAGCTTACAGGACAGGAATACTGGCTGCCGCCTTTTGAGCAACGCTTGCTTCAGTAAGGCTTTTGCGTTTATAATACGGCGGCTTGCCCGAGGTGGACAACAAGCGCGATCAGGAGATTTCGTTGTGACGATTGAAAACACAACCGTTCTTTCGCGCTTTACTGGAAACGGCGTGACCACGGCCTTTGCCACCGGCTTTGCGTTCTTTGATGCAGCCGATGTGCAAGTGTATTTTGGCGATGTTTTGCAAACAGCAGGATACACGATTACAGGTGGAAATGGATCCACTGGAACTGTGACGTTCAGTGTTGCCCCAGCAGCTTTAACAGCAATCATTTTTCGTCGTGCTGTTCCATACATTCAGACCACCGATTACACCGAGATTACTGACTTCCCGGCAGAATCGCATGAGGATGCGCTCGACCGTGCCGCAATGCGTGATCAACAATTACTGGAAACCTTGGGCCGCACACCGCAATTGCCGTTGACGGTCAACGGTGTTAATCTGACGCTGCCTGTTCCACTGGCCAATGCAACCATCGCGTGGAACTCACAGGGTACGGGCTTTCAAAATCTTGATGTCACCCAATTGGCATCAATTGCTGCCTTTGGCACGGCACGAACCGATGTATATACAGCGGACGGCGTATGGACGCAGCGCACCCTGACCGCAAATCCCGGCAGTATCAATAATATTTTGGTGTTTGTCGATAACGTTGCTCAAGAGCCAAACGTTGATTTTTTTTGGAATGGCGGCACAACGCTGACATTTGCATCCGCCCCAACTGCTGGTTTGACAGTATGGGTGCGTTACATGCAGGGCCTTCCCACTGGCATAACAAATGCCAGTGATGTGCAATATCTTGCTGCTGGTACATCTGCTGGATCACGGCCCGTGCAGGACAAGCTACGGGAATTTGTATCCGTTAAAGATTTTCTCGCCGTTGGCGATGGAACTGCCAATGATGCCACGCCTATTGCAAATGCCATCACTGCCGCACAGGTTCTGGGCGCAACATTGGTGTTTCCGGCGGGGACGTATCGCATTAATAATTCTGTGACGTTCCCTGTTGATTTGCATGTCGTGATAAACAGTGCTGTTTTGAAACCAGCAAGCGGGGCCGTAATCACAATCAACGGCGGGTTTTCCGCACCAGTGCGTCGGGTGTTTGACCTGTCGCTTGGTGGCACTTTGGCGGGAGCGCCACAAATTGAAACGATTTACCCTGAATGGTGGGGCGCAAAAGGTGATGGCACAGAATCAGCAACAACAACAGCCGCATTGCAGTCTGCGGCCAGTTTTGCGGTTGCCACAGGGCGGCGTTACAAAATCAGTTTGACAGGGAATAAATACACACTGTCTGACACAGTGGTAATCACAAGCGCCGGGGATTTCCCTCTGATTGAAGGGCGGGGCCGGGGGCAGACGATCATTGAAAACAAGTTTGGAACTGCAAAAGCCGCATTGCGATTTGTCGGTGGCGTGGCGTGGGACGGCAACGAAGCCGTTGTTCGCGGCGTGAAGTTTGATGGTACAAGCGGCACAACATGGGGTATTGAGTTTCAAGGCTGCACTGCCGCGTGGGCGGAAGAATGCAGCTTTATAAATCAACTGGATTGCATTGTATTTTACAATAAAACGTCAGGTCAGTTTACCGAGTTCTGCGGCGCAAGGCGTTGTCATTTTGACTGCGCGTCTGGTAGAGTGTTGCGGTATCGGCGTGATTCCGGCACTGAATCTTTTCATGGATGCGGCATGGATGGTGGCATCATCAATGAAAATTCAGCTAACACTTACAGCCTGATTGAGGTGGATTCCGGGTGCCGTCCTTACAATTCGCCACTGCGGGTTGATGGATTGTTCAAGCAATCGGCGCAATCCTTTATCAGGATGACCACTTCAAGTGCTGGGTTTGTATATTTCCACGGGTATATTTGCGCAGAGACGTTTGCGAACGTGTCGTGGGAAATAGCATCAACCGCAAACCTGACGTTCCTTGGGCCATTGATGGACATTGGCGCAGAAGCCACGGGGAACCCTGAAAGGGGTATGCGGCTAGGCAGCTTGCAGCAAGCCACACGGATTGATCACAATGGCGTTGGTGGTGCGAATGCTATGTTGCTTCCTCGGCCTTTGCTGCTTCGCATTACGACCAACCCAAGCCTGCTAAATTTGAATATTGGTAACGGAAATTATGTCTCTGTTGTCTTGCGAGTGACAGCAACGGGGTATGAATACGTTTATCAGATTGATTTGTATCAAATTCCCGGTACAAACAATGCCAACCTTGTGGTCGGCAGACCGATTGTGTCGAACAACACGTCTGGGTGGGGCGCACCCACGATCACTTGGGACAGTACAAATTTTCGTTTAAGTGTGGCTAATGCCAATTATCCGACAACGGGAACTGTCATCATTGCCGCACAAGTAAATTACTTAATGCCCGGCAGCCTAGGATTTTTTCAATGATCAATTTTGAGGCTATGCCTGATGTTGCGTAACCTTGTCCGTCCGCTGACACGCCCGCTGGTTTCGGGATTGATGGGGGGTGCTGCCGCCCTTCTCCCCAATGGATCGCGCATTGTTTATGCTGGCGACTCAATCACAGCCAACGCCAGTTCCAGCCTGACAAACCCGGCTCTGTTCCCGCGAGGGTTTGCAATGTGGGCGCAAATGCGTTCAGGGCACAGGGCGTTTCATGGGTATCGCGGCAACCAAGGGGTCGGCGGCAACAGTTCGGCGCAGTTGCTCGCCCGGTTTTCGGACACCATCACTGAATTGCAGCTTGCCCCTGCGGGGCAACGGATATGTGTCATCCTGATCGGCACCAATGACATTGCTACGATACCGTTCGCGACAACAACCAGTAATATTGCCTCTATGGTTTCGCAGCTGCGGGCCATTGGATCGCGCATTATTCTGGTAAAAATCCTGCCGCGTGGAACGGTTGCATCTCCTATGAATGCAACGTCCTTGGCAAATTGGGAGGGGGTCAACAACTGGATCGCCACACAAGCTGCCGCGGATTTAAAGGTGGTCGATGCCGAACCGCTCATCGGCAACATGGATGCAAACCACACTGTTCAAACCGGCATGACAACAGACGGATTGCACCCCGGCCCGGTGGGTGCGTTTCGTGTCGGTCAGGCGGTTTCGAACGCGATCAATCAATTTGTGCTGCCGGGGGAGATTCTGCCAACATCCAGCGGGGATCCGCTAAATGGTCTTGCCGGAATAAATCCGTTTTTCACTGGCACGAGCGGCACAGCCAGCAATGGCGCAACAGGGACGGTTGCCACAGGATGGGCGATCAGCGCCGCCAACAGCATCACAGGTCAGACGGCAATTCGGACTTATGCGGCCTCGGTTATCACGCATCCACAAAGCTATGGCCAATATCAGCAGATCAACTTTGATTTTGATTACAGCGGCGACAACCGCATTGTGCGATGCAGCCGGTCTTTTAGTGGGCTTTCTGGATTTAACCTTGGCGATGTCGTCGAGGTTTTGGCAGAGGTCCAGTGGAATAACAATCTTCAAAATGTGAGAGCTGTGACCTTTACCCTGCAATCCCAAAACCTGATTGCAATGGGCAGCAGTTCTGCGGACAGCACTCTGGCTGACGCGGCCTTCAGTGGTATTGTGCGATCAAAACCATTTATTTTGACCAGTAATTTAACAACGTCAAATGTATGGTGCGAAGCGGCCCTAACAAATGCCGGGGTGTCCACGTTAACCGCAAAAGGCACTATCCGCTGGGGCAGAGTCTGTCTGCGGAAAACCGTTCAATGATCCTCACTCGTTCCACCATCCCCGCCGGTGTGCGGTTCACCATAGCTCTGGATTGTCTGGCGCTGGTGCTGCCGTTCGTTGGGTATCTGGCCGGAAATTATGCCTTGTGCCTGTGGACGCTGAATATCATCGTTCCCTGCATAGTGGTGCAGTCCATCTATACAGGATGGCTGGCGTTCAAACGGTGGGAAGGGCAATGGCGATGCCCTGAATCAGCATGGATGCTCCTGCTATCGAACATCTCCTGCTTCATGCTGCTGGTGCTGCTGGCGGACTGGTATTTAAAAGCGGGGTGGAACACCATCGGGATTTTTGATAATCTGATGTGGTCTTATATACATTACTGCGCTAGCCGTGTGTTTGTGGCGTTTCATAGATATGTGCGAAAGTATGGTTGATGAAACATATCCGGGAAGCGATTGAGGACTGGTTGATTCTGGCCGCGTTGTGCGCGTTCGCCGGGTTTATGGCGTTTATCAATCATACGGCGCTTCAGGAAATGACGGCCCGAAAAATGGTCGCAACCGTAATGGGGAGCGTGTTCCTTGGGATCGTCACTGTTTTGTTTCTGGACGGCATGGATTGGACAGAAAAACAAAAGCTCGGCGCTGCGGTATTGGCCGGGTATCTGGCTTCCCCCATTCTGCATGGGTTCTATAAACTGGCAGGAATGTTTGAAAAAAACCCGGAGAAGTGGATCAAGAAATGACAATGAATATCCAGAACCTTGTCGAGATTCTGAAACGGAATGAGGGATTGCGACTGACGCCATACCGTTGCACCGCTGGCAAGCTGACCATCGGTTACGGCCATACCGGGCCGAATGTGAAGGAAGGCCTCAAGTGGACGCGGCAACACGCTGAGCACGTTCTTTTGAGCGATGCCCGCAATGCCGCTGCCGATCTTGATTGGCACCATCCTTGGTGGCGCGGGCTGTCAGACACCCGGCAAGAGGCGCTGGCCGATATGTCTTTTAACCTTGGCGTGCAGCGTCTCAGCGGCTTCCGCAAGATGCTGGATGCACTCAAGGACGGGCGGTGGGCAGATGCCGCCAAAGAATGTCTCGATAGCCGATATGCCCGTCAAGTCGGCAATCGGGCCAAACGCAACGCCTTCTGCTTTGAGCATGGGCGTTGGCCAATTGAAAAGGAAATTGTATGAGCTATCTTCTGAAACGCTTCCGTGAACCGTCCACCTATTCCGGCATTGCCGCCCTGCTGGTCGGTCTGGGTGTTGCCCTGCCTGCCGGGATCGTCGAGGCCGTCACCTATATCGGCGTCGGCATCGCCAGCCTTGCCGCAATTTTTCTGCCTGAAACAAAAAATTAATTTGCGGTTCAATCCCCGTGATGTCATGCTGCATTGCAATAACATCACGGAGAACCCCAAATGATTTCCATCGCTCTCGCTGCTGTGCTTGCCTGCTCATCGCCCGTCAAAGTGATTGATGGCGACACCATAGACCTTTGCCAAGGGGATAAGGTCGAGCGCATCCGCATTGCCAATCTTGATGCGCCCGAATCGTACCGCCCGAAATGCGCCAAGGAAAAACATCTTGGCCTTGCCGCCAAGGATGAAGCGTTGCGGTTTTTTGTCCGCCCGTCTGTTGATCTGGATGTCACCCGATACAACACAGACCGATATGGCCGCTCAGTGGCGGCAGTGTCTGTGAATGGCGTGGACTTTGCCACGCATATGATTGAAGCAGGCCACGGAGTGAAGTGGCAGTTCAATGAAAAGCACAACTGGTGCAAGGAGTAGGGGAAACCCTACTTCTTCCGTCCGCCTTTTTTTGGCATGATGTCGCTCCATCTTGGACCCCCGGCTACAACGCCGCCGGGGAAGGCGTTCTCGCGCCAACGAGAGCATCACCAGCCTGCGACGGTTGATGATTCAATGATCTTGCCATAATCATCAGCGCCGCGCAATAAAAAACCCCGCTCTGACGCCAGCGGGGCAAGACGGCACATAACACAGTGCGGCGGCATTCTCACCCCATGCTTCGGGACCTTTCCAAAGTACATTGTTACTTTGAATAGCCAATCTTTGCCAGAAACGCAGCCCGCTGTCGAGGCTTCAATTCATTCAGGCGAGCGGCCAACAGTGGCGGCAATTGCGCCGGAACCATTGCCCGCATCAGTTCCGTTTCAAGGGCGCTCAGCTTGGTGGCATACAGCTCATATTCCTCAAACGCCTGCGCCGCAGCGGGAACCCACGCTTGCACAATGCGCCAGATTTCCTTGGCGTATTCCCGGATTTCAAACTGGGCGTGTGGATCCATCCGCAGCTTCAGGAAATGCAGCAGATTCCGCAGATCGCATTTCCATACCCACTGGGTGTAGTAGTTCAGGGTGATATTCATGCGGGCCAATTCGCGGGCGAGTGCCTCCTCATTGAGCAGGCTTTCATAATTGAACCGGGCGATCCGTGAAAAGCTCTCGATCTTGTCCGCTGCCCTTGCTGCCTGAATGGCTGTCAGGATGTCACCACGGCCCTGCTTGTTGTTGGTGGATTGCTGCGCCATGTCAGCGGCGTTCGGGACATAAAACTCCCGACACATCAGGCTGTAGCGGGCAGACTCTTCATTCACGTTGGCTGTGCGGTGGCGTATCCACTGGCGCGCCACAAACAGCGGCTACTTGATATGCAGCTTGATCTCGCACATCTCCAGCGGGCTGGAATGCTGATGCTCCACCAGATACCGGATCAGGTTGGTGTCATCATTCACGGTGCGGGTGCCGTCACCGTAGGACACACGGGCTGCATCGGCGATAGAGCGATCTACACCCATGTAATCGCGCACGATGATAAACCCGTGATCCAGCACGGGGATCTTCACCCCGATCATGCTGTCGAGAAACTCACTGTGTGGTCTGGTCATTTTTCTTTCTTTCTTTATATGTTGCAGTACTTTTCCGGGAATTTTCTTTTGCTCTTAAAATCAGCGTTTCCATGGCATCACGCTTTTTCCAGTACTCAACAATCTGTTTTGCCTTGGATAGCACATATTCCCGGCCACGCGCCTTCTCTGGCGTGTCGTACAGTTTGATGTGGTGCCTTGCCTCAGCCAGCTGCGTCTTGTTGTAGAGCGGTGGCTCCATCAAAGCGCGGCGTGCGGCTGCTTCTCGCTGCGATTCTAGGGCTTCTGAGCGTGCGTTTTGGCATTTTTTACTGCACATAATGCGGTGAGGGCGGGTGAGCGGAAACGATGCCCCGCACACCACGCAATCCTTACGCTCCATGTCATTCCTCCCGGATAAACACGCCGTCCACTATGCGGCCCTTGCGATCCTTGATCTCCAGATACGCCCGATCAATACACGCTTCCAGCGTCGTCTGGCTCTGAGCGGCAAGGATGGTCAGCACCACGGCGCAATCCCCAATAGCATCCACTACATCGGCAGGGCGCTGCTTGTTGATAGCGGTGGCCAGTTCCCCGACTTCCTCGATCAGCTTGCACAACTGCGCCTGCCGGGTGGAACCCTCGATGATGTTCCGGTCGTGCGCCCATTTCTCGATTCGTGCGATGTCACGCATTTTTTTCTCCTATCTTTTGAATTCGTGGCGCTCAAGGTAACAAACAATCGCAGAGGGAATCATAAGAGATGCGCATCCCCATGCGACAACTTGCCATAATTCCCAATGATTGCTCATTGCATACCCTCCCATAGCATAACCAACACGGCGCTGTTGTCTGGCCGGATGGTGGTGGTGAAGTGAATCAGGCGAACGCTGGCTGGCTGTGATTGCTCCAGCGTGGTCGGAATCTGATTGTAATGCTCAAATTCCTGCACCGTGACGTATTGCCGTTTCATTGTTCAAGCTCCTGCAAAAGATGTGCATAACCGCACAGATCAACCAGATTATCCCGCTTGTGCTGAAACGATTCACGGGTCAGTTTGACCGCCATCAGAATTTTGCAGCAGTCCTGTGGCGTCAGGTCTTTCCCGGTCAGAACCGTGGCAATCGTGGCAATTTTGGCAAACGATTCACGGGCGTGGCCGTAATCCTGCTGGCGAGCGCCAGTGACAATCTCGGCGGCTTCTTCAAGGATGCTTTTCATTTTCTTTTACCGCTTTTTCAAAACTTTGTTTTGTTAATCCAATTACCATTTGCGTTCCTATCCTGCCTATCCACGGGCAAAAATTCTTTTCTGTAATAAATTCAGGCTCTTTCATTTCAATCGCGTAAAAAAAATAAGAATTTTTATATCTTTCACGCAGTTTTTGAAATTCCTTTTCTCTCGATCGCATCAATCAATCCTCCACACGATCACACCGTGACTGTTGCGGCGGGTTGAAAACACTGCCCCCGGAATCCTGCCGTTGCGCAGATAACCAAGCAGCTTCACGATGATTTCCGCCCGCTTGTCCTCCACGGCAAGAACCTGAATCCCGTCATACACCCGCAGCATGGACAGCGGCGTGTGCAGCTTGCTCACATCATTGTCAAAATCCACCGTATAAACACGGCTATGATGCACCAAAGGCCTAGACTGATCGGCAGTGCTATCCTCATTGCTTTCAGCATTGATCTGATCCCTGTAAAAAGCGGCGGCAATTTTTGCCTGTTCCAGTTTGTCGTGAAGCTGCCGGTTGATAACCTGCATAGCCTCAAGTTTGCGCATGATTTCTTCGTTCATAATTGCGTTCCCGGTTTGTACATTGTCATTCTCCCACGATGAATCTGATTGCTACGCAGACAGATAGTGTTACGGCCAAAAACCTGTAAAAATGCCTGCTTTTATACAACGGCTTTGGCTTTGGATACGGGCGGTTATGGCCTGTTCCTGTGTGGTGTGTGATGTTTTCCATTGTCATTTCCCTTCCTCCGGTATTTTGCATTGTTCCAATGGTATGCTGTGCGTCATGCAGAAGCGCAGCAGGTCTTTTTCGTTTTTGTGTATTTGTGATGTGCTTGTCCCGGCGATCACAGCCAAAATAAACGCACACGCAAAGCCAACGAACATCCCGATCGCCAATTCATCCCGTATCATTCCCCACCCCCCGGCAGCGGCGGGCTGGCGTTTTGTTTCTCCGCCCATTCTTCTAAAATTCTCATTTCAGAGATTTGTATTTCATAAAACTGGGTATTCCTATCAGTAGAAAAAGCCAGTTTTGATTTGTGCAATTTATCGGCAAATTTTAGACCCCATATAGATGCCTGAGCGGACAATTCTTTTGGTTTGTCCAATAAATGTTCAAATCCGTGCTTTTCAGCTAAAGTTTTGATTTGCTGATCCAACACCCACCCACCTTTCCGCACTTGACGAGGGCTTGCTTGCCATCAAACTGACAGTTTTCAATCATTTGCTCGTCGTCTTTGAGCGCGAGCATATAATGGCGCAAGATTCTCAAATAAGACTCCAGCAATTCTGCCAGCTCATCCCGCTGCTCCATCAACTGGCGTGGGGTGAGGTTGGTTT